ATTCTTGGAATTATCGCAGTGATGGTACTCTTCTATCTGGTTTTAGTGGTGGGAGATAAACTTAATGACTGATCCGAAGGAGAAGAGGGAGAAGGCGGCCATCAAGTGGGCCGTCTACTACAGAAATTACCGACGTGTAAGGGATCGTGCGCTTGTACGACTGGCTCACAAGTATCCGGATGAATATAAACAGATACTCGAATTGGAGATGCAAGCCGATGAACAACAAGGTAAGAAGTGGACTGATCTTTCTGGGAACACTAACGTTCCTCCTGATCTCAATACCAAGTTACGAGGAGCGTCAAAGGCCGCACCCTTTGCCACCTTCCGTAATGAAGGAGAGAACAAAGGCAACAATGGAGGAGAAGCGTGAGAACAAGGCACTTGCAATTAGTTACGCAAAAGCACTCGGTTACAACAAGCGAGAAGTCCGGTGCCTCATCACCCTTTGGACCCGTGAATCCCGCTTCGACCACCTTGCTCGCCCAAGAGATTCATCGGGCAAACCAAGATCGTCAGCTTTCGGAATTGCTCAACTCCTTAGAGAACGCAGTGGAGAACCTGCAATTCAGATCCTTCACGGCTTACGATACCTTGAATACCGTCATCGAAAATCTGCGTGCGTCGCTATCAAGTTCCATAACCGACACGGATGGTATTAAAATCTGTGATGAGTGTGGTGACGATGAAGTTGCAGAGGATCAGAGCAAGTGTCTTGACTGCCTAGAGAGTGTGTTAGAATAATCTAGCGACCTCCAATCGGATGTAAGGCCCTGCTGTTAGTCACCCTTCCAGCGGGGTTTTACTTTTTCTTAATCCAGTACTGAGTGTTAGCTACAACCAAATCAAACTCGTCCTTGTGGCGCTCAGCAAAGAGGAGGATGCCAGCTTTAGGAGATTGAGAGGGAGGCAAGTCAGCGCCCCACGTAAGATCATCGAAGGCCATAATGCCACCGGACTTGAGCAGTGGCCAGCTTAGTTCAGCATCGAGCAAGACACCTACTGTTGTATGGTCTGCGTCAATGTAGATGAAGTCAAAGTGTTCACCTAATGGACGATCACAACCGTATTGTGCCAGTAAGAAACTGGTAGTTGTACATCTTCTAACATCTATTCGTTTTCTATAATTAGATATCTTATTAAGATAAGTTTCATAGACATCATCAAAGTCCATAGACTTATGCTCATCTTCATCGCTACCTTGCCACGTATCTACGTCAGTCAACTCAGAGTCTTTACCAGTAAGGATGTTATCGAGTAGCCACACACTGGCATCGCCAGTGAAGGCACCGAGCTGAAGGTAGTTCAGGTTAGGCAAACCTGTATCTTGTATCAGATACGTAGCGAAGTTATCTATTGCACTCTTAGCAAACCAATTAGGATAGTCAGCCACGTTAGCCTCCAGTTGAGTAGAATCCAGGTGCGTTAAACTTAATACCACCTACGCCATAGACACGATCCATAGGAGTATGGCAGTCAAAGCAGATAGGTGCGTTAGCTTCAGCGTGGATGCTACGTTCGATAGTGAGTTCACTCTTACACGTTTCACACTTGTAGTCGTACATCATAACTTGATAGCCTCACTGATCTCCAAGTAACCGACAACCTTTGGTACCTTAGCCTTGTTCTCAAAGTCAGTAGTAGCTGGCATCAGATGTGTTACCCACTCTGGCTCTGGTATATCGTTCAAGTCAAAGGAGTAGATACCAAGCGGAGTAGAGTTGATATAGAAGGGAAGCAGGTTAGATTGCACTGCTTGTTCTATCAGTTTGCGGTACTTCATCTGCTCAATAAGTAAGTCTGCATAGTGCGTAACCCTACACTTGAGTTCAATAAAGTGACCAGCCTTGTAGCTGATACAGTCAAAGGTGTCGTATGTGCCTTCACTCTTGACCAAGTCAGGGTAAATATCTACCTTCAGAAAGTCAAAGAGATCCGCCTCTTTCATTATCTGAATGGTGAGTCACCACCTAGTTTAATCAACAACTTACGCATTGCACTGTTACATCTACGGTCAGCAGTTGAGATAGCACACTCAAGTATCTGACTGATCTGTGCAAGGGTTAGGTTCTCGTGATAACGGTAGGTAAGTATGGTTCTTTGGTTCTCTTCTAGCTTTAAGAAAGCGTTCTTAATATCAAATAACATAGCAAGAAGGTTGCCACCTTCTGCTGGAGTAGACGACCCCTTCGGTTGTCCATCACGGATCATCTCTTGTGCTTGCTCTAACACTGTACCGTCTATGATGGATGCAATAACAAAGGGTAGAAGCTGAGCAACGGTTGCACTCTCATAGTAAGCCTCATCAGTAATGTGATAGCCAGCCTTAGCAGCCTTCTCCTTGCGTGCGTAGCGCTCTGCTACACGCCTCATCTGCCACGCTATACGCTGTTCATTGTGCTTACGCTCTTCATTATCTTCTACATTTAATTGGCTATTGATATATTCAGTGCGACTCATAGCCCACATCAAACACTCTTGCCTTACATCCTCTGCCTCAACGTATGACTTGAACCGCTGGACAATACTGTTTGCCATAGCGGGTACAAGATCATTGATGATTGGATGTATGTCGCTCACTCTTCAGGCCACGTTCCATCTAAGACCATCATTGCAATAGCAGAATAATTTAGAAGGTCAATGAAGCTATCACGCAACGATTCATTGCTAGGCTTAACACCACTATCTAATAGGTTGTTTATCCTCGCGATTTTATCCCACATACGTACACGCAGACCATTAAGAGGTCCACCTGGACTAAGGCTGATGTTCTTAGGACCGTAATCGTGGTGTTTCTTAATGAGAAGATTGCCTGCTGCATCCAAGATGCGCCATACATCGGTAATAAACTCATCGTCTACCTTACTGGTGTTGGTCTGATTAACACCTGTTCGCTCTGGTAATCCGCTTCTAAGATCTGAAAGCCCATATGCTGCAAAGTCTGTAACATTCTTATCCATTCGTCTCTACTCACCCTTCTCACCTGTTAGAAGCGCACGTGTTGCGACCTCACCATTAGCTAGGTAGTAGTCATTAATGTCCATACCCGGTGGCAATGTTACTATGGTTGAGTTCATCACGTCGTTTGCGACACGCTTAGCAAACTCAGCACCAGGATTGGTGCCATCTTCTTTAATGTCATTATCACCAACAACAAAGACTGTCTCGTAACCACCAAATAGTTTTGGATAGTGTGACTTCCAAGCCTGTACACCAGGTACACCCACTGCTGGTATACCTAGTACACCTGAAGCGATGATGGTATCTAGCTCACCTTCACATACCAGTATGTATGGCGACATCAAAGTAATATCACTAACGTTATAGAGGTGAGCCTTCTGTCCAGTAGGTGAACCATACTTAGGTTTACCATCATCTATTCGTCTAAACTTAAAGCCAACGCAGTGACCGAGTGCAGTCAAGTATGGAATAGATATCCAACCTTCTTGTAGTTCGTGTCCGTTCATAGGATCGGTAACAGTACCGAGCATATAACGAGCAGCAACTACCTCAGATATCCCACGTTCTCCTAGCGCGGCTAACGCTTCTGGACTTATTTCCTGTGCGTATCTCTGCGCCGCTTCCAGTAGCAATTTCGACTGCGCGTTTAAGGCCATTGTTAAACTCCATATTCTCCATAAAGCACACCATATTAACGGCGTTACCGCCTTTACCGCAGGTGTGACAAAAGTATAAATTGCTTACTGTATCTATAACAGCTGAACCGTGAAGGTCATTGTGCATTACGCACGATACCTTGACGTTCTTACCTTCTCTTACTTGTCCTCCATAGTGAGCAACGATTGCTGCTATGGGGATTGCGTTTGCATCAACGGAGCCTTTGAATCCTTTGTTACGAACAGTCCTGGACCAACCCTGTGATGACATCCGCAGTCTCCTTTGTACTCACACTTCTCGTGCCAGTGTGTGGCTCTCTTCATGTGACCTAGTGAGTTCTCATCACCAGCTTTACGACAGTTAGGACAGATCATCTGGTAATCCTAAATCTTCTTTGACTTCTTCCCAAGGAATCTTATCCTCGTTCATCTCAAAGACAATATCAAAGTCTTCAATATCTTGTGCTTCTTCTGCTGCAAAGATTTCTGATGTGGTGATTTCACCCTCTGGAACTGGCATTATTGTTTCTCCTTTAACCATTGTTTTAGATCCTGTATAACCCAAGCGTTTTCTATACCGGAGTTGCGACGCTTAACTATTACATAATGCAGTGGTACTTCCCCAATACCACGAGCCTTAGAATAATTAAGCGCCTCAACTTCGGCTTCACTCCAGAACTTAGGAAGGTCTATCTTCTTTACATTCTTGAGTTCTAGTATGTAAGTGTTTCCCGCCACCACACATACTATGTCTCCTTCATCCTTACTGCCTGCCTTCGTTAGCCTTTCAGCTAGTAATCCAACAGAACGTAAGAATCTCATTACGTCAGTTTCAAACTGACTTCCTTTTCTACCGTTAGGATTAGCCACTACTTCACCTTGTTAATCTTATAGACCTTCTTGCCATCTTCTTCAGTGATCTCGATGAGACCAGACTCAAGCAGTGCAATCAATAGGTTCTTCATCTCTTCACGTAGTAACGTGATTTGATTCTTAAGATAAGCAATCTCAGTATTGCCCATAAATATCATCCTCTTCGGTATCAGCTGGTGGTGTATAGTCACCAGTATAACCAGCTCGTGCATCACTAGCCAGCATTTGACCAAACGAATTCTTATCTGAAATCTGACACGCTCCGTAGTTAACGAAGAGTGTAGCCCAGTCTTTGCCATCAGCAGTATGTCGACCGAATCGGTTCTTTACTGCTGCTACCTTCAGTTCTCCTTGTGCTGGGTCGTAACCCAGTGTAAGTATCAGTGCCGGTAGTTGGCTTACCTTGCCGTGAATAGCACGACGAGCAGGTGGATTAGTTGGTGAACCATACTCTGATTGCTCAGAGACGTGATGAAGTACTAATACGCAAGCCTCAGTCTTGCGTGCCATATCGTGCAACTCCATCATAATTGCACGTAGCCCTGCCCACTCGTTGTCTGTTTCAGCAGCAACGTTCATTAAGTTATCTATGACGATTAACTCAGGTGCTTCTCCGTACAGCTCTACATATGCTCGAATCTCTAGTTCGATATCATCCAATGAAGGTGAAGAGTCAAAGACCCACTTAATATGATTGAGCTTGTCGAAGTGATGATCGTAGTAATGTGTGTTACCAGAGAGATTACTCTCTACTGATATCTGTGAATGACCTGATGCTTGTGCAGCAGCACGCATCATCACAGTTGTTGTATCGGTATCGGCTGAGAAGAAGAGTGTTGGTACCTTTGCTCGCATTGCATATATCAAAGCGAACATAGACTTACCAGCATTAGGCGCTGCTGCAACCATACAGACTTGTCCTCTACGGAACTTAATCTGCTTGAGTGCTAGATCATTCCATACATCAGGTAACGGTGTTGCTTTGGTAAGCACACCACCCCACGCACGGGATAAGTCAAGCAACTTCGCCTCCTTGTAAAGTAATACCTCTTCGTCTACGTATCTTGTAGCGTTCCCTACTTACGAGACCGCCCCATATGCCGTGAGCTTCATTAACGATTCCCCACTCAGCACATTCAGTTTGGTGTGGACAACTCTTGCATATTTGTTTTGCATAGTTAACTTCAATTGTTCCAATGGATTCTTTACCCTTCTCAGGGAACCAGAAATCTCCACCAATTTCAGCACACGCGGGAGCTTCAAATTCGTGTGGCTCCCGCATATGTTATCTAACCCAGATAGTGTCGCACTTATCTGGTGCACCCTTAGGAGTTGAACACATCCAACCCTGCCACGCACCCTTTGAAGAAGTACCAGTCTTGTAAACCATTGGACCGTGCTTACAGGTATTACCTGCAGATTGCGCCGGTGCTCCGCTAGGAGTTACTGCTGTTGCATTAAATGCTGCTGCTACAGAAGCCACTGAAGGAGCAGCGTGAGAACTTCCGCCAAGTTCAGCTGAAGTTGATTTAATGAGAGAAGAAACCATTGATAGATCATTGAGTCCAGTCTCCAGTTCCTTGATTGTTGTTGCGTACAGATTTACTAATGAACCATCAGGCAACTTGTAGTTGACCTGGAACTTAGTGCTTTCCGGTGCAGCCATTTACTTTCCTCCACTTTGTTTGATATTTAATCTAACAGATTCGTTGCCAATTATTTTGGGAACAAACCCTAGAAGTTTTTCAACTTCCTTGGAATCAACTGACTCGCGGCCTTTTACCGTAGTCCAACTGATTTCAATACCACTAGCTGTTACACCAGTGGCTCCCTCGAAAGATTCTTTCAAGGAATCCTTTTTCTTTTCTAAATCTTTTATCTGTTGGTCCAACTGTAAGTACATCAGAGCGTTGGTGTCAACCTCTGTGTCCTCAATGATTACATCACTAAGGACTATACGTTCTTTTTTTAGACCAACGCATCCCATCTCACCAGACTCATCGTAGTACTGGCAATACAGTCTGCAGAAACTTACATCCTTTTCAGGTTCTGGAATTGTTTCCATTGCCTTGACATTAGCCAACCACGAAAGCGCTTCTAGCGCAACCTTCTCATCGTATGGTTCTGTATGTACCTTGACATCCTTCTCATCACCATCGCGTGCGATAGCAACAAGACTGACTGTGTTGACCTTACCCTTACCGCTCTTAGCAATCAAGTACCCATAGACCTGTACTTGCCAGCGCTGTTGCACTGATGGAAAGAACGATAGGTTCTTAACCTTAGATGTTTTCCAGTCAATGACTGCACCAGTAGCTGGTATGTATAAGTCAACGTGTGCTTTCAAATCACCGTAGGCAACTTCACTCTCAACTAAGTAATCTTTACCTTCAGGATCTAGTGTTGTAATTGCATCTTCGATTGCTGCGTGAATAGCAGTACCCATAATTGCAGCAAGTTTAGATTGGTTATCATTTGTTTCAGGTTGTCCCTGCAACCGATACCAAACCTTACGACGGCAACCACCTATCTCTGATGGACCTACCTGTGTCTGCTTACTGCGGTCACGACCAGCATCCTTAGCGTGCAGTACTGTCAGTAACAGTTCCTTTGGATCACTAATCATATTTAGATTCCTGTCGAATAAGTTGTGCAGCTTCTAAGTATCCTGCTGCTTCTACCTCTTGTGCAAGTTGTTCACGAAATGCAGTCTTATCAAAGCCAAGTAATGCAGCTTGAAAGCCCATCATCAACGCTTCGTTTACTTCATACTCACGCGTCTTGTTCATTCAAATATCCTCTCCTGTACCACCAACTGTAAGGGCGGATTGGTATTGACGTCAAGAACCGACGCGATCTTTACTGCTTTCTTTACAACCTGAATTGCAGAAGCCTGTGTACGTGTCGCACCTGGTGCTAGTGAGTACAGATAACCCAGTGCAAACTGTCCACCTGAACCTAAGCCGTAGCGTCCTGTGTCATTAGATATAAAGCTCATATCGCAAGCGATGTGGAATAACTCACCGTCGAATGCAACGATGTAATCAAAGCCACCATCTTTGTCTTGCTTAGCCCAATCGTAGCCGTGTGTTTCAAATGCACGAATCATAGATGGGATGAGTTTCTTTCCCATAAAAACAATCTTGTCATCACCGGTATATGTTGGCGGTGTCCAGTTGTACGCAAGGATATCTCCAGGTCTCGCGTCCCCTGTAATACCAATGAGGTAATCACCGACTGTAACTATCTTCGGTGTGCGTGTAGATATCGTTCGTAAATTATCTTCTGTTATTTGACTGTCGGCGCAGAGTACACACCAACCGTCTCCTTGGATACCGGCGATTGTGGTCATTAGTGAAGTGTATCACGACACGCCGCGAAGTCCCTATTCATTGATACCGGCTTGGATTGGATTACAATTCGAGGCGTGAGCCGAGATAAACAGTACGGGCGCTCCTCAGAGCGCACGGTAGGTAACCGACAGGTTACCGTGCTCCTCCGTCTACCAACCCTGCCGAAATTCTTACGCAGGCGCAAGCCCTACGATGGCCTTCCTGAGCCTTTCGGGACCGATTTAAGACAGTTAGGACCGCTTCACGTATGTCCGTGTGGGTCGCAGGTCTTTAACATTATGGCGTCCTTTGAGGACTACGAACTCAGCTGGTATTTCTTAGATGCAAACTGTGTCAACTGTGGCAATCTGGTCACCGTACCTTGTCCTGTGGATAAAGATGGATCACAAACTTAGCGAGCATAACGAAGCTCAACGCACTGCCATATGTTCTGTATGTGGCCCAACCAAAATGAAACTCAGAGATGCGAAGCATCCACTGCATAGTCGGTACCGATGCAATGCTGTATACAAAAGAAATATAATCAAGTCACAGTATCCTTATGCGGTCCACAAAAAAGACACCTGTGAGACGTGTGGCTTTATACCAGTTCACGCATCTCAACTTGATGTAGACCATATAGACGGTGACCGTTGGAACAACGACCCAATTAACTTACAGACTCTCTGTGCTAACTGCCATCGTCTAAAGACCCACTTGTCAGGAGATAGTAACTCTGGTATTTTTTAGCCAGAGCAGATCCATATGGTCTGTTCGAGTGCTGCTCCTGGGTATGAGCAAAACTGCCCACTATTTTTAGGCATAAAAAAAGAAGGCCGGTCCCCGTAGGGACCGACCTCCTGTTTGCCTCGCGCTGATGGGTTACTTAGACCCACGACCAAACTCTGTAGCTTTTGGATCTAGTGCCTTGAGCACTGGGCCTGCTACTGCTGCGAGAGCTGCTGTTGCAAGGTTCTTTGGATCTGTTTCTCCTGCGAGATACAGTGCGATTACTGCTGCGATTGCTGCACGTAGGTATGTGCTAACAATTGCTTGTAGTTTCTTCTTATCCATTGTTACTCCTTTGGACTTGTTGGTTCTTTCTTCTTAGCCTTTACCTTAGTTACCTTAGCCTTTACCTTATTTATCGGTGATGGCTCTGGCATCCAAGGGAACCAAGAAGAAGTATCGTTTTCACACTGCTTTTTAATAGAGATATGCAGGTGTTTGTTGTGCTTATTAGAGCCAGTATAAATACGTTCGCCCTTAATCTTTGACCAAATCTTTCCTTTGAAAATCAAGTAATCAACTCGTTCATCTTTTTGTAATTCTGAATAGATAACAGAGCAGTTAACACCAGCAACAGGGTCGTGTGTTAAATCTACTGCGTGTCCTGAGTTATGGTCTGAGTTAGGATTCTGATGTACGTGTGCTGCAGATGGAAGTAATCCATCAGATGCTTTAATTCTCTTAGGCCAGATTGCTGTGGCTTGTCGAAGCACAGCGATAGCAGCAGGTGTAGCTCTCTTTGCAAGTGGGATCATTTATCTTCTTCTTTCTTCTTACTCTTGAGTCCGTTAGCAGATACAATTCCAGCAAGGGTTCCTGTAAGGAACACGCATAGGGTTGATACAAGGTCAATAGCAGCCTTGTCATTAGGCGCTTGTTCACCTAACGGTTGAGTGATAAACAAGAACGCATAGAGCAAACTAAATACAGATCCAGCAAATACAATTGCTAGGATAATTCCAATAGCGACGATTAATCTAGCGTGTAGTTCTTCAGGTGCTAGGCGCTGACGGCTCATTGTATCCCTCCGGTAACAAGTCCTTAGTACATTGTCCATATGCTAAACATTGAGGTGGGTTACACTCAGGCGCTTCCCAGTTCTGATATTCCTGGCACGGATATCTCATCCAGCCTTGGTAGCCGCAACCGCTAAGAGTTATTGCGATTAATAAGAATGCGATAAATCTCTTCAACTTGTCGTTCCAATCTTGAGACCGAGTCCTTTACACTTGAGCCACCATTGGGTTTAAGTTCGTTGAGATAGTGCTTAACCATCCATCTAACGGCTGCTACGAATCCACCAACGATGGTACATACTGCTACTGCAATAGTTGCGTAATCTGATAGTTGCATTAGACCGTCCTAATTGTGACTGTGAGATAACCGCCATAACCTGAGAAGCGCTTATCTTCTGGAGTCTTATTGTTGAAGTCCATCTCTTCGATGAGACCTAGGTATGCTTCACCAGTTCTGAAGTCTTGAACTTGGAT